TGCCGGTCAAAAAGCACAAAAACAAAAAGAAAATGCTAATGTTCCGGATGGAGAAAATATATTGTCTAATAAAGACAATAGTAAATTAACTTTTGATAAACTTTCAGATGTTAACTTTTGGGATAAACATTATAGCTAAAAAATAAAGGAGACTAAAAATGACACAAACGCTTAATTTAAATCAAATTATTCCAACTGCCGTTGCGAAATCTTTTGAAAAAAGGCTTGAAAAAGAACTTGTAATAGGTAAAGCAGCACGCAAAGAATTTAAAAATGGGCTTAAAATGGGTGATGAAATTGATATCATTATGCCGGCACGAACAGAAATGTCTGATTGGGATGGTGGAGATCTTAAAACCGCACAAAAGATAGATAGCACAATTGTTAAAGTCAAAATCGATACAGGGAAACAAGTTAATTTTGAACTTGAAGCAGCAAAAGAGTTGCAAATACAAGGTTCAACACCTGATGTTGCCGCCAAGCTTATTGATGAATATTCATCCGATGCAAGGTATCAAGCGCGTGATGCAATAGATGCCGCTTTGGGTAAATTATACCCTATGGCCGGACTTAAAATAGCTGATAGTAATGGTTACAACTTGACAAAAGATAATTTTGCTCAATTTTTAGCTGATATGAAAGCCAAATTTGCACGCGCAAATGTTTTTAAAAGCGGTCAAATGTCAGTTTATATTCCACCTGAAGCCGCAGCAGTTGCGCTTGGCATGAGTTATAAACAATATACAGAAAGTGAAGTAAAAGACATAAAGACAGGACTTTTGCAAACACAAGCAGGATGGAAAATATACGAGTCTAACAATGTATATATGGACAGTAATAATATTTTTTATCCTTTGTTTACTGTTGATGGTATGTCTTTCGCCGCACCAATACAAAAAGAATTAAATCTAATCCCATATATGCGTGATGAAAGTTTAAACAAAGCTTTCAAGGGCGGTTTCGTTTTTGGGGCCGGTGTGCCAAATGCTAATTATTTAGGTTATGCAACTTGGAAAATTCCCATAAGCACATACGCGTAAAAAGATAAATTTAGTTAATTAAAAATGAAAGGATAAAAAAATGGCAAGAGATGAAGTACTAGTACAATTACCAACGCTAGACAGTTCAAAGTCGTTGGCCACATTGGCAGATACAACAGCAAGTACAGTTACACAGGCGAATGGAACAAAACTGACAGGTTTTGCAGGGTGTAAGAATAATTCTTTACACATAACAATATCAAATAGCGCCTCAAGTGCAAGTGCAGTAACGTTTAAAGCCGGTGATTTTGCAAATAACGTTATGGGGGACTTGACTCAACCTATAGCTGCAAGTAAAACAGCAACTTTTATTATTGATAACCCTTCACGGTTCCAAACTAAGGATGGTTCAATATTAATTGACTATGCAAGTGGCTTTACCGGTACAATCTACGCTGTAGGTAAGCACGCAGGATTAAAAAAAGTGTAGAAATTTAATAAACAAGAGGGTGAATTTGCTCTCTTGTTTATTTTGCAAGAAAGGTTTAAAATAATGGAGATAAGAAATATCATTACAAATGATGTGATGGCGGTTGATGATTCGCTAGGGGTTGATTTGTTAAAAAAACATCCGCATGATTTTGAATTAGTAAATGCGAACCAAGATGTCAAAAAAGCTGTCGAAATTGCACAAATATCAAGTGATGAAGCAAAATTATTAGGACTTGAAAATAATATTAATGAGCTTGTCATCCAAAATAATAGTACTATAGATAAAAAAATGGATTTGATGACTATGTCGGATGTTGAGCTAATTCAATTCTGTAAAGATAAAAAAATTTATAAAAAATCTGCAACTATTGAAAATATGAGACAAGAAGCATTAAACTTATTGGAAAAAGAATATAATGACTAAAACTTTTGATGAAAGTTTGCTTGATACGGCCAAAATATCTATGTCGATGCTCGACCCCGAAGATATTATAGATACAACAAGTGAAGAATTTGAGCAATTAAGAAGAGAACAACAAGGTTGTCATAATGAACTTACAAATCGCGAAGATTTTCCATTTAATATTACAAGCTTGACTATTAAAACAAGGGACGGACAACATATATATAATAGTGTAGATGGCAAAATCAAAGATGCATATATTGAGGGTAAAGACTACAAACTGCTTTATAACTCCGAAATTCATTTGTTATCCTTGAAAAAAGGTGAACCAACAATGTATGCAGTTGAATATAATCCACAAACAATAATTTTTTACCCGACACCCGACAAAACTTATAACATAAATATTAGATATTATGACACCAAAAATGTTATCAACTCAAAAGGTGAAGCAGATTATGTTATAACCACGGGCTCAACTTTAAAAATGCCAAAGTTTGTCCAACACCTTTATTGGGATGCTTTGGAATATTATCTGCTTGCATGTCACATCAAAAAACGTTCAAATCCACGTTATGAACCTACAATGGAAATAGCAAATGACCGTTGGAACTTGTTTAAAAAAACCGCCGGGGCTGTTAATTGTGACACATATTTAGTTATTTAAGCGATTAGCAAAACAAATCTGAATGAGAGCCTGTAGCGGTTGCAAACAAAATTAATTCTTTATTCTCTATTTTGTATATCAATAACCAATCAGGTTCTATATGGCATTCCCTAAAATCTTTCCATTCACCAATCAATTGATGCATTATATTGCATTTGTCAATATTTCATTTAAGGAGCAAAACCTTTGACATCATTTCCACAACCACAAAATTATATTTTTAATACTTTTCGAGGCATAAGGACACGCAACGGAGTTAATACAAATGGGCAAATATCTGCTTCTGAATGTATAAATATAGATTTTAAACCAAATGATGTAAACGCAGAAATACAAATAAAGACAA